GTTTCCCAGTCACGATCCGGAGTTGTTTAGGTATTGTATCATTCTTGCTCTAAGTTGTTGGCGTTTTCGGTTAGTATTAGTCCAAGGTCCTCAAGTAGTAGTAGTTCCGTAGACTTGTTTTGGCTTGGGCTTGCTATGTCCATAAAAGTTACCGACATATCTAAATGCCAAGTGACAACAGTGTCCGCCGGTCCGGTACATCTAACTCCCACTCCAAGCACTTGATCAACAAATCCGCCCGTGCCTTTACCAGCGGCTATTGTAACGCTTCGAGAACCCGCGTCTGCGTCAGCTTGTGCAAAGTCTGTCTGCTCTGATCCTGTTGTGGTTATTGTCCCGTCTATATTTTTAGCAATAAACGTGTACACCTTAAACGCGGTAGAACCAAAAGAACCCGTGCCGGAAGTTGCAGAGTAGTTGTCGGACTGAACCGAAAGCATACGAATAACAAAACGCGCCATAAAGTTTGGCGGTAGTAATAGGTTGCCCGTGGAGTCGTCTGATCCGGAAGGCGTTGCAAACACTGGTGCTGAACCATAGGTCGTAGCATAGTACACGAAGTTCTTTTGCGTGGTGTTTGTGTTGCTTACGAAGTTTGTACCTCTTATTGATATTTCGCCCACTACCGGATTGAAGTTATGTGCTTGCTTGTTTTTAAGCGCATGTACGCCTCCAGCATTTGTCACAAGGCTTTTACCCTCAAACGCGGCTGTGTTTGGGTTCTTTCCGTCTTCTTTGCCGTTACCGCCGCCGCCGTGTCCAAAGTTCCAAAGACAAGTCGAGCCGTTCCAATAGTAGTTCGCTTCGTTACAACATTCTTCTGTTCCGCTTGTTTGCGTTCCTGTTGTAGGGTCTTCAAAGATTACCGTGCCGTCTTGCAAGAATCCCACTACTTCAAGGTTGCACTCTTGGTCGGGTTCAGGAATAACTACCGCCTTAAAAGGATTAAGCTTTTTAAGTAGTTGTACTTTACAAGGAACGTCAGCAAATGGTTGATAATTGCTTATTTTAAGTACACGGTATGGCGTGTCCTTTATGTTTATTTCGTCGTTGAATTTAAAGCTAAATATATCCGCCGCGCTTAGTTGCATAGAGCATTCGACAAGCCTTGCCTCGTCGCCGTAAATACTCATTAAAAACTGTTGCCAGTATCTTGCAAAATAACCCTCGGAACTTGGTGTACTTCCGAAGGTCGGGTTTCCTAATATTGGAAAAGAATCCCACTCCCACAAAAGCAATGGCGAGTCCGCCGCTATTGGATTGCCATTATTATAGAAAGGCAAACAAAGCGGGTACGAAGTGAACGACGTTGTGTTAATCTTAAAGAAGTGTCCACCGTCTATTGCTTTGAGACCGTTGTAATAAAACAACTTTGGCTTGGCGTCAGATATTGGTCCGTTGGTGTCTATTCCGTAACCTTTGTGAATCAACACGTTTGGATAATCACTGTCATCGGTGTTGTTTACTTTGGGTATTCTTGAAACCATATACGGCGCAAAGTGTGGGCTGTTTGTTAGTTCTCCGCTTGTAAAGTCTTGCCCTACTTCTTGTTCATATCGTCCAACAACATAGTCGTTTGCTTCTATAAATTTAGCATTGGTAAGTGTCGAGTCTTCTGCGTCAGAAAACTTTAAGAATTTTTTCCGGATTGAGTCCGTTGGTTTTATATTGAACTCTTGCGAAGTGTCCAATTTATATGTCCAGTCTTTACGCGTTCCGGCGTCTAAGTAGTCTTGCCATGGTTGTACATTTAGTTTTGTCGGATCTTCCGAGTCCGCTACAATGCAAAGATTGAAACGCTCAGACAAGTCTTTAACAAAATCGACCTGTTGCATATCCGGCATATTTTGCGGCATCGACGCAATACCATTTGTCAACTGACTGGCGTAGATAGTTAGATAAGTTCCCGCTCCGTTAACCTTTATTGATTGTCCGCCCGAACTACCATAGATTACAAACTTTAGTGTCGCTTCAAGTGATTCTCCAATATTTAGGAAGCATTGAAAAGTTAAGGTCGGCCCTTGCGTATTTGTTCCACTAACTATATTAAGAAAGCCATTGTTTCCGGAAGCTATAGTATTACCGCCGTTTGGTCCTGAGACTCCGTAACCAATAGCACCGCCATAGTTGCCTACAAAAGTTGCTGAGTAGTTTACGTTTAATTCACCATAGTAGTAACCGGTTGCCGGTGCGGTAAATCTATACTGTGTCGTGTTCCAATTATCTGCCGCGTCGAATAAAGCGGGTGGGTTGTTGCTTATTCCCGTACCGGTGTCGTCATTAAGAGCAAGAGTTTCGTATACAGTTTGGCCCGCCGGTGAAGTTCCTGTAAAGTTATGTACTACGGATTGGTCGCTTGCAACACATAAACCCAATGCGCCACGCGTAGCTACTGACTCACGGTCGGTTGCTAAGGTCATGTAAAGCTTAGTCCATGCGTCCGATGTTAAGAATGAGTTAGTAGCTAAAGTGTAGCCCGCTTCGTTTATTATCTTTTCAAATAAGTGTGCTACTTGTATTGCAGGTTTAAACATATACGGCTGTAAGAAGTCGTCAGTTGCAAGACCGCCGACACCGTATTGGTTGTTCTCGTAGTGTAGAAAGTTGTACGCACCAGCTAACCCGTAGTCGGCTAAAGGGAAAATAATAACACCATTACCAATAGACCCCTCTGTAACATCATTTGATAGCGTCCAAGATGTTGAGATTTTGTTTGCAGTAAGGGATACGTCATAGTCTACGTTTTGTGCGCCTGAAGAATTTATAAACAGGTCGATTAGTTTTTGGTCCTTTAGTTCTTGGAAGATATTAGCCTCCATTCCAAAAACAGCAACCTCAAACTCCTCGGACTTGTTGTATACGTTTTTAAGCTGTAACGATCCGGTTATAATTGGAATCCCATCTACACGAATTTCAGCGTATACCTTTTGGTGTATATTAAACCTTGGGACTTCTACAGGATTGACTTGCAACGGTTGTATGTTTACGTTGTAGTATTTCCCGAAAAAGGCTGTATTCGTGTTTGTGAACGGAAGCCTAAACGTCTGCGAGAAAGGGCTGTATCTTCCTAATACATTATCGCCTTTTCCCACTTCATAAGTTAAAGACACCGACCCCCCGTTAGCAATGTCTAAGACGTGCTGTTTTCCTACCGCATCGTTTGACGCTTGGGGCTTTTGTTCGTATGCTACTAATTGAATCATGATAAACCACTGAAAGTTCCGGCTTTAGTTGTCGGTCTTGGTTTCGCGTACTTGAACTTTATCTGATATAAGAACGGAGCGCGTTCGTCTACTCTACGTTTCTTTACAAAGCTGGTGTCAGTAACGACTATAGGAACGATGGCGAGACCATTGTTTTTATTAAGAAGGTAAACTTGAGGCGACAGCATTAACGTTTCGAGAATAGCTACGTCGCTGTCTTGTAGCAAGTCAGTCGTTGCAGTTAGTTCTTGGTGTGCTTCTACCTTAGCTACGCGAGTTCCACCTTGTGATCCTCTAAACTCAAAGTCTTGTGCCGCGTCTGTTGTATCCCAATTGCCCGCAACTTGGTCGAACGTCTCACGTTTAATTGTGTCCGAATAATTAAATCGAAGTCTAAAGATTTGATAGTCCCAAGCCCCAAAAGAATTTTGCCAAGCTATCGTCATTTCAGGATACCCCGCGTCTTGATATATGCTTTTACATTGGTTTATGTTAAATCGGTAGACTGTGGTTGTTAGGTCGCCGGTAGCTGAAGGCGTCGTAGTCGTTCCCGTTACTCCGCAAAGTTCGTAGTATGACACTTGGTTGTTTACAAAGAAGTCTCGGAAAGTAGTGTCTACAGTTTGACTGTCAAAGTTGCCCGGTCCACAGCCGAAATATTGGAGTCTTCCTTGGTCGGTACTTACCGATGTGTTTTCTGTTCCGCCGTCTGTCCCGGGTATAAAATTTCGAGAATCTAACAAGGAGTCCGACGCATCGTATAGAGCTACGTATATGCTTTTTAAACTACTACTTGTCGGCGCACTTGAATCGTTAAGGAAGGCGAGCGTATAAGGCGAGTCTACGTCTACGTCTATAAGTATAGGGTCTATTGAACTAACAAGGTTAGAGGCAAAGCCTTGTGTATTTGCTGTTCTACGATCTGACAAAAACAAAGAACGAAAGTTTTGCGGCTGGAAGGTCGCAATCCAAGTTGAAGAACTGGTGTAGTATTGGATACCGTCGTCCCAAGTTGTAGCCCTTTGCAAGCCCGCAGTCATAATAACCGAAAGAAACTCGCCTGTAATCTGGTTAACTGGATCAATAACAGGGTCGGCTGTTGCTGAGGTAGAATACTCTTGAAGAAATCTATACTCAACCTTCCTAAATGTCTCGCCGTTGTTGTTGCTGAAAACTTTGTCGGTTGCACCAGTTACGCCACCTGTGTTGTGTATTGGGTTTAGCTGTACTTCTGTTCCCGCTGTTGTTCCTTGATAAGCGTTGGTTGCGCTCATGTGATCTTGGATAAGTTTATCCACTCTAAACACTCCTGCGCCCGCTGTGTTGGGATACACCTTCACGCGACTAACCAAAACACCACCAACGTAAAGGTCAGCAATATATCGAAACTTGAAATTTGAAGCACTCGCCTGTTCGGTGCTTGTTAGAACATACATAAGTTGTTCAAATGCCCCGTGTACCTCTGTTGTACTTGGGCGTTGTTGTACGGTCATTCCCATTTTATGAAGTCTCTATATTTTGGTCTTTGTTTAGTGATTGCCTCAACGCGTCAGCCATGTCTTTTCCAATGGCAACGGCTAAAATGTCAAGGGCTTTGATGCGTAGTCTTTTCCAAGTGCCACTGATAAACAGTGTAGGCTTTAGACCCCTATGCCATATGGCGCGGCTTATAGCGAACACAATCGACTTGCGAGGCACGAAGCGGCCTTTCTCGTCCCTTGTGCCGGATATGTTCTTCTGTGTAGTCCATCGGTCTATTGCGCTTCGTAGACCGGGCTTACCCCTTCCGCTTCCAAACTTGAACGGCGAGCGTGATTGCTCTGCTCCAAACTTGTTATAGCTTGCCCCTTGTACACCCTTATCCACAAACTCCCAGTAGTCAACGCTTGGCGTCATGTTCATATACATAGCGTGTTGGTTAGCCCCGACAAACACCTTCATTGAATTGTAAAGCGCACCGGTATTTATCTTGCCTTGCATCTTTAGGCTAATGCGTGCGTTCTTACGCCACCGCTTTCCAATAAACTCAAGGGCTTTCTTTGTATTTGTTGCGGGGTAGTCAACACCTCCTACTGTGAATTGTAGTTTAGCCATTAACTAAAGGGTGCAATGCAAAGGTTGTTCTTATTCGACACCTCTATGGTTAGTGATCCGCTCCACCCTGTCAGTTCGTTATCAAACCGAACAGTGAACGGCGTGCAAGTTACAGGTAGTTCGACTTTGTAGTCGTCATCCACTGTTGTGTTAGTCGTTGCCAGTGCTTGAATGAATTGATTCAAAACGTCGTGCAAGATTTGAAGCGTATCGGAGTATACTTGGTTGCGGTCTGTTAGGTCTGTTTGGATCATATCGGCCACCAATAATTCAAGGTCGTAACTCATTACGCCGTTGTCTATGTTTGCTCCTAATATCTCACAATACAAGAACGGGTAGTTCGTTTGTCCAAGCTTGTCTATGTCTACTTGGTCCAAAGGTCCGGCCGCAAAATGCTGAAGCATAAGGTGGTCGTTAGTTATCGTTTGGAGTAGGTCAGTTATTTGTATGTACGATTTCATCTGTATTGCTGTGCGTCTGGTGACTTACCTTGTCGGTTCTTGTCTTGTTCATAAGCTAAATATGTAAAGGCCGATTCTATTTCAATTTCGGTAGCGTGTTTAATTTTTAACGGATCGCCGCCGGCTAAAGTGTGAATGATAACATACCAGCCCCACTTGTCAGACATTATGTTCCCGTCCCCCCCTCCGTTAAAGAGTTGGCTAAAGCGGTTGTTAAGGTCACGCCTGTAGACAAAAAAAAATTGGTCGCTCCAAGTACGACGTCCATTTTTAAGTCGTCCCAATGGTTCGGAAATACGTCGCCGGTATATTCTTCGATTGTGTAAAAGCTACCCCCTTCCGTTTTTATAGGTCGGTAAAGTATGCCCATGATTTCGTTTATGTTATCAAAGAAGCCTCCGGCACAGTACGTTTCTAAGTCTGCAAACTCTCCAACGGTTAGCTTAGATAGATTAGGATGGAATCCATACCTCTTGCCTTTATGCTCTATTTTGGTTTGGAGTTCTTGGTTGTTCTGTTCCGGGTCGTTTATGCGTTGCACTATTTCGCTTATGCTTTCCAGTTCTGCAACCGTAAGCTTGGCTACTACGTCGGGCGTAAGATTGCAAAAGATACCTACGGCTTCCGCTAACCATTCGGTGCTTCCTTCCTTGACCTTTAGGTCTGCAATCGCTTTGTATTGTTTGACCGTTATATCGGCCATAGAGTCCGGTACTATTATTTCCATTATGATATGTAGTATTTGCCTGAATAAGGTGTTCCAATGCGATTGATACAAACGTACCTTACCGCATCGACGATGTGGTTGTTTTGGTCTTTGGGTTTAGATAGCTGTGTTCCGTTGCGGTCTACCTCCCATTGATAGTTTCTAAATTCTTTCTGCGCGTTTAGTGAGTCTGCAAGTATATATAGCTTGTGGCGTTTCATTATATCAATACCCAAGCGAATAGAGTCCGGACCTTTCTTTGACGGCTTTACGTTATGCCCGAAGCGGTGTAGTTCTTCGATTGACTTAGGCTCGGATCGTGACTGGGAAAC